GCACCAATAATAGGGATGATCCACTCATTAAGATCCCACTGAGTAAGAACAGGAGCCCAATCATTACGAGAAACAAACTTCTGCTCTTGGATATCGTATACGTCAAAAATCCACATCTGACTTGCGGTGCCAGGAATATAACGCTTAATAGTTGCTACACTGCCAACACCAAACTCGCCATAGATGATCCAATTAGTACGACCACTATTGGTAAAAAACTCTCGAAGAGCGATGGCTTCATCATTCTTTGAAGTCTGCACCCAAAGAGCGAAGCCGGCATTATCACTATCGATATTAATTGCGCGCTTGCGGGAACCCGCCTTTACCTCTCCATTCTCCCAATAGACACAAGCATTGGTCCCATCGAGCTTAGGGGTAATATAGATATCTCCAAAGAGATAATCAGGATACTTATTAAGTGCTTCTACATGAGTATAGCTTCTATACATTACTTACTCCTTATTATAAAAAGTTACAGGATACGCGGGATTCGCTTCAACAATAATATCAAATCCTGAATCAGTAAAATCAATTGAGGTCACAAACCACTGTCCATAAATAGCAATGTTCCGCGCAGTAGCTCCCTTCTCCAGAGTAACATACTCCTCTTCCATGTCACCACGACTATTTATCGTCTTGTTTGGAAGAACAAGTGTAATTTGCACATATGATGCGATATCTACATAAGCAAGATTCGCGCAAAAAGCTGCAAGAGTAAGATTCGGCTGGTTGTTCATAAGCATTTTTATTTTCCTTTCCTCTTTGTTTACAAATATATTATATCATAAAAGTAGATGTACTGTCAAGTGTTTTTCTTAGGACCGTGATTATCTATTAATAAGTTATATATTATTTTATATTTTGTCAAGAAAGCACATAAATTGACAATAATAAAAATTTTTATATAATATCAAAACATCGATTGTTTCACGATAAGAATAAAACATTTGACAACATCTCTTTTATATTATATAATTAAATAAATAAAAGAAAGGAGTCTAATGAATAATACTTATACAAAAGATTCTATTGAAAGTTTATCTCCTTTAGAGCATGTTCGACTTAGACCAGGTATGTATGTAGGAGATACAGCTGATGCTACCCAGCTAGCTATTGAAATTCTTGGTAATGCTATTGATGAATATAATATTGGACATGGAGATACTATTCATGTAAATGTTTCAGATAAAGAAGTTGTGATTGCGGATAACGGACAAGGTTTTCCTATTAACGTTATACGTGAAGATGGAGAAAGTGTCCTTCAAGCTTCTTTTGACGTAATTAATACTTCTGGTAAATATCGTGATGATGGAGTATATGAAGGTACCGCAATTGGTTTGAATGGTATTGGCGCGAAGCTTGCTAACTTTCTTTCCCATTGGTTAACTGTTAATAGTTTTCATGATGGTCAAGGAGAAACAGTTAATTTTAAGGAAGGCGTCTGTGTTGGAAGGACGTTGTTTTCAGGAAAAGATATCCCTGATGGAACAAAAGTAACATTTCAACCAAGCGAAAAATTCTTTACAGATCCAAGAGTTAATCAGAAGAAACTTTATAACTTTTGCGAAGATATCACTTGTCTTTGTCCTGGGTTAAAAATTATTTTCAATGATAAATTAATTGAACATAATAATGGGATTATTGATCTGTTAAAGAAAAATATTGGTGATAGTATTGAAATCATTAATAAACCACTAGTAGTTCAAAAGCAGAAAGATAAACAGAAAATTGATTTAGCTTTAACTTATACTTCTAAAACCTCTTCTGAATTTTCTGCTTATGTTAATTGCGGCTTAACTACAAATGGTCCGCACATCACAGGCATTAAAAGCACTTTGACAAGAGTCTTGAATAAATGGGCAAAAGAGCAAGGGATTCTTAAAGAAAAAGATAAAAATCTTGAAGGATCTGCTCTACAAGAAGGACTTGTTCTTGTTTGTAATATTACCGCAGAAGGTGTAGCATATGACGCGCAAGTAAAGACAAATGTTACAAAAATTGATACAAGTTTTATTTCTTCAAACTTTGGTGACGCTTTTGAGATTTGGCTAGATAATAATCCAAATGAAGGTAAGATTATCCTAGAAAAAGCGATCATTGCGCGCAAAGCAGCAGAAGCCGCGAAGAAAGCTCGAGAAGCGGTACGAGAAGGAAAAGCGAAAAAAGCTACTAGTAAAATTAAAATTCTTCATCCAGATAAATTAAAGGATGCTGAGTACCTTGGACAAGATTCCACTCTCTTGGTCGTAGAAGGTCTTTCTGCTGGAGCGAGTATGGCGGTTGCTCGAGATAGAAAGAAATATGGGATTCTAATGTTGCGCGGTAAGCTAATTAATGCTTTTTCCAATAGCGATGAAAAGTTAAGTAAGAATGAAGAAATTCAGCTTTTACTAAAGGCACTTAATATCACGCCTAATAATTATGATCCTACAGAGTTGCGTTATGGCCGAGTTGCTATTTGTACAGACTCAGACAGCGATGGATATCATATCGCTCTTCTAATTGCGACCGCACTTCAACATTTCTGTCCTGATTTTATTGAGGAACAGCGTCTATGTTGGTTGCGGTCACCGCTCTATATTGTAAAGACAAAGAAAGGTGAAGAATATTATTTCACTGATGAAGAGATGGATGCTGCTCGTGGGACGATTAATGGTGAGGTACAACGTAACAAGGGTTTGGGTTCGTTGAGCGCGGACCAAGCTAAAGCGTCTATGTTTGGTAAGAATCAACGAATGGATATTCTTAATCCAACTAAACAAGCAACTAAACTTCTTGAAGATTTGATGGGCAGCTCAGGCGTTGCCCGCAAAGAGTTCGTGTTTAATAAGATCGATTTCAGCCAAGTAAGGGAGTAATATGAACGAAGTATTAGAGTTTGAAGATGTAATCAAACAATCTTTTACTCAATATGCCGGAGCTGTTATTCAATCACGAGCTCTTGTTGATGTACGAGATTGCGTTAAGCCATCCGCGCGACAGGTGTATTATAGTCTTTTTACAGATAAGTTTACTGCGGATAAACCTTTTAAGAAGACACTCAAAGCTATTGGATCAGCCATGCGTTTTTATATTCATGGAGATGCTTCTTGCGAAGGTATTATCATGCGATCCGGTCAGCCGTTCGCTATGCGGTATCCGCTTATTGAAATAGAAGGTTCTTATGGTACGCTAACTGAAACAGGCAACTGGGCGGCAAGTCGTTATACCTCTTCTCGTCTATCTCAAATTTCTAATTATCTATTACAAGATACGAATAAAGCTACCATTGATGAATGGATAGATAATTACGACGATACTGAACAATATCCAAGGGTTCTTTCTTCTCTTGGGTTTTATAACATTGTAAATGGATCAACAGGAATTGCTGTTGGTCTTGCGTCAAGCATTCCTCAGTTTAATTTAACTGAGGTTAATAATGCTTTAATTGCATTGCTTAAAGACGATAAAATTTCTGATGATGAAATTTTATGCTATCCAGATTTCGCTACTGGAGCTACTATTATTAATAAAGCAGAAGTCGCTGCAAGTCTAAAGGCTGGTAAGGGTAGTGCTTGCGTGCTTCAAGCTACAATTGAATATGATAAAAAAGAACATGCATTAGTTGTTACAGAACTACCTTATGGAGTTTATACTAATACTATTTGTGGAGAGGTTGCGAAGTTAGTCGAGGATAACTCCGCGCTAGGAATTATTGGTATTAACGATCTTACAGGCGAAGATGTTTGTATTAAAATTTATCTTGACAAAGGAATAGATCAAGATTTTATTAAACAATTTTTATATGCTAATACCTCTCTACAGAAGTCGTATAGTATTAATATGACTATGCTTGAAGATGGACGTTTTCCAAAAGTGTTTGGTTGGAGACAGGCTCTTCTTGCGCACCTTAATCATGAAAAAACAGTTTATATTAATCTTTATAAGGAAGAACTAGCAAATCTTAAGCATCGTTTAAAAATTGTAGAAGCAATTATTAAAGCAATTAATAATATCAATGAAGTTATTAATATCATTAAAGGCTCCGCAAGTACTAAAGAAGCAAATATTAATCTTCAAAAGTTACTTGAGATTGATGAAGAGCAAGCTAAAGCTATCCTTGATATGAAGTTATCTCGTTTAGCTAAACTTGAAATTGATAAATTCATTGAAGAAAGAAATCAACTACTTGCGCGAATCGCGATTGTTGAAGCTATTCTTGGGTCTGACGATCTGCTAAAGCAAGAAATGATTAAGAAGTTCCAAGAGGTAAGCTCTAAGTTTGGTGACGCTCGCCGCACTAAGGTTGAGCAGAAGCAGATTGCGCGAAACGCTACAGCAGAGAAACAGAAAGAGATAGCTCAAGATGTTGTTGTCTGTTTAACTAAGAATGGCTATTTCAGGAATATTCCTAAGACGCAGTATAAGAATTTAACAGATAATCTTTTCGCAATTCCAATTACAACTTTGAGCATGTTTTATGCTTTTTCTGATGCAGGAAAAGTATATAGATTAACGGGTAAAGATATTCCTATGTGCGGGCCCCGCGATAAGGGTGCTGCCGCAGGTAGTATCCTTCAACTAGGAGATAATGAAAAAATTATTTTTATCTGCGATCTTGACAATATAAAAAATAAATATATAATGTTTATTACTAAAAAAGGCAAAGCGAAGAAAACTGCTATTCAGGATTATGCAGGAGTTACTCGCAACCTTAAAGGAGCTCCCGCAATTAAGTTTAAAGAAGGAGATTCATTACTTACTTACCTTCTATTGGATGAAGAAGATGTAATGTTAACTTCTAATACTCACTACATTTGTTTCAGTTCTGATGAAATTACCGCACAAGGGAAAGTTGCTTCTGGCTTACAAGCAATGAATCTAAAAGAGAATGAATATATTGTTAAAGCAGAAGTGTTACTTCCTAATGCTGCTAAGAAAATTGTGCGGCAACATCGTAATGGAGTAGGTATAAAAATTTAGTTGACGGAATAAAAAAATTAATATATAATATCTTTAATAATTAACGAAAGGATATTATATGCAGTCAGAATTATTTCCCGGTATTGATGTTATACCAGCTATGAAAATTTATAAGCAGCCGACACCATCTGTTATTGAGCAACGCTTAAATAGTGGTAATTATTTAATTCAAGAAAAAATTGACGGTGCTTGGTTCCAGCTTATGAAAGAAGATAATCAAGTTTACCTTTTTGGTAGATCTCCCTCTACTGTAACAAAGTTTTATTTAAATAAAGCTGAAAACGTTCCGCATATTGTGCGCTGGGCAGAAGAATATGTTCCTAACAATACAACGCTTATTGGCGAGATTGCATACCCTGGGGGGCATAGCAACGACGCCACAAAAATTATGGGATGCAAGGGACCCGAAGCTGTCCGGCGCCAGGAACGAGGTACGTTACCCTGGATCCACTATTATGTACATGATTGTATTCAATATGATAATGAAATTTTACTTGACAAAACTTTTAAAGAAAGATATAATATGTTAAGTAAGATTTCGTTCAGAGATAATATCCATCTTCTCCAAGCTTATAGTAAGGAAGATGGAGATTTAAATGAGGTATTAAATACAATCTTTGCAAGAGGAGGAGAGGGAATTGTAGCAAAGCTAATCACCGGGAAGTATATGCCAGATAAGCGTCCTATGGATAACTTTAAAGTAAAAAAGGAGAAGGATGACATTGACCTCGTAATTACTAAGTTACTTGATCCTGAATACTATTATGCTGGTAAAGATTCTGAGCATTGGCCTTATGTAAATAGTGATGGTATTCCAATTACCAAAGCTGCGTTTTTTGGTTGGAAAAACGCTGTAGAAGTTTCTGCTTATGATGATAATAATAAACTTGTTCCAATAGGAACAGTGTCATCAGGTATCACTGATTTTATGAAAAGTGATATGGCAGAGCATCCAGAGAATTATTTAAATAAGGTTGCGTCTTTTCAATGTATGGAGCTAGGTATTGCCGCAAATCAATACGTTATGCGCCATCCTTTCTTTAAGCAGATGCGTCCTGACAAGTCTGCTCAAGATTGTAAGTTAAGCGAATTATAAAAATAATTTGCTTTTTAAAAAATAATAATATATAATATGTTTGTAAATTAGTTAAGAGGGGAAGAACCCCTCACGGTTTGAAAGCAAATGCTTTCGGAAAAGGAGAATGTGTTATGGCTCGTCTACTTACTGAGAATTCCGCTGCGGTCCTTCGTTATCTTCAGAATAACCCCAATGCTAATCTAACCGCTGATGATCTGGCTGAGGCTCTTGAGTTCACCAGTCGTCAGATCAATGGTATCGCCACTGGCCTTCAGAAGAAGGGCTTTGTTGAGCGTGTAGAGATTGATGGTATTGAGAAGAAGGTTATTCGTTGCACTTCTCTGGGTGAGAACATCGATCCCGATATGGAGAAGCCTGAGTCTGAGGACGCTGAGTAATTATTAATTAATATTAACTTTTGAAAGGAGGGTGTTTAATTACGCCCTCCTTTTTTTTATAGGAGTGCTCATGTGATAATTGAAATTATTTTAATTATATTAATAGTCGTTTTTTGTATTGTTGGTTATTATTTTGGTAAGCGCGCAAAAACAACTCAAGAGTATATTGATAATGAGCCTTTGCGGCAAGAGCAGCAAGAGTTACAGTCTCAATTAAATCTTTTAAACACATCAATATCTCTTCTTTATGAGCAACAAAAATTAATAAAAGATGAGACTGAAGAAGAAGAAAAGAAATTCGCAAGAGCGCAGTTGTCTCATAGAGAAACTCTTAATCATGATATAACTGTTATACACAACTTAGTAGAAAGTCGCCAAAAAGAAGCTGATGAAGAAATTGCATCAATTGATGAAGAAGTTCACAATGCAAGACTTAATGCGGGTATACAAAAAACTTTTATTCAATCAGAACTTGATTCCTTAAAAGCAACACGTAAGGCCGCAATTGAAGCCTTAAAAAAGGAAGCGGAGTTGCAAAGTAAACCAGAAGATTTTTGTATACCGTTTTCCGCACAGGAGCTTCATGACATAAAATTACTTAACGATCTCCGCTCACAATTAAACTATCCGACTGCTCTTGGAAAAGTGATATGGAGTGTATTCATTCAAAAGAAGATGAATAATTTCTGCACGGCAAGGTTAAAAACATCAGATAAAGTTTGCGGCATTTATAAGATAACGAATATTTTAACTCAAGAATGTTATATCGGACAAAGTGTTAATATTAAAGATAGATTTTCAGAGCACATTAAAGCAGGCGTTGGCGCAACTGAAGCAAGTGTAACAAATAAATTATACCAAGCTATTCAACGATATGGAATACAGAATTTTGCCTTTGAATTAATTGAAGCCTGTTCTTCTTCTGAATTAAATGCAAAAGAAAAATATTTCATTGGTTTATATCAAAGTGATACAAGCGGTTATAATATTACGAAGGGAAATAAATAATGGGTCAGGTAATAATTCAGGAAGAAACAAATACACATCCCATATCAACTATTGGTAAGATGATTGGTCTTTGTTATGGATCAGATGTGTCTAATCAAGAGAAAAACTATAAACGAGGAATTAATTGTATTAAAGCTGGTCATGGTAGAGTGCTAGAATTTGCAGACGCATTCTTTATGCTTCAAAATTATTCCGCTAGAGTGATTCGAGAATTTTATACTCACATTGGTGGAGCACCTACTCGTGTTCAAGAGTCAACAAGGTATATTGATTATTCAGATTTTACTTATTATGTACCAGAAGCAATTGCAAAAGGTACTGATGCATCTAAATATTATTTAGATACTATGAATACAATACAAGAAAATTTTAAAAATCTTTTAGCTTTAGGTATTTCTAAAGAGGACGCCGCAAATATCTTACCTCTTGGAATGCATAGCGGAACAAGTGTCCATATGAATGCTAGAACTTTAGAGAATATGGCTAATCAGCGTTTGTGTACTCGAGCGTATAGTGAATATCGGGATCTAATGCATGATCTTATTGAAGCTCTTTCTGAGTATTCATACGAATGGAACACTTTATGCGATATGATTATGATTTGTAAGTGTGATAAATACGGATACTGCGCAGAGGAATATAGCTGCGGACGTTATCCTGCTAAAGAAGTTTAATTTGACTAAATAAAATTTTTATGATATTATATTATTTGACTTAATGAGAATACAGAAAGAGGATTTTAATGCGAAATTTTAAGAATACTGTTCATGTTGAAGGTTATGTTTTTGGTCATACTCTAGAGAAGCGAGTCTCCGCAAAGGGTGTAGAATATATTCGTGGAGATATTCAAGTTGCAGTTGATGAAAATGCAATGAATGTAGTTTCAGTTTCATATATTTATGAGACAGAGACTTTTAACAGCGGCACTGCAAATAGCAAGTGGCCTATTATGATGAAGCTGATTAATGGTGCTCCTACTTATCAGTCTGATGGTCAGAATGCAATGAAGGTTAGAATTGATTCCGCTATTGGAATTAATGACTTTATTGGTCGTGACGGCAATATGGTATCAGCTAAGCGTCCTGAAGGTGGATTTATCCATGAGCTGACTGGAACTCCAAACTTTGGAGCTAATTTTGATGTTGATATGCTGATTGCGGGAACTGCTGAGAAGGAAGTGGAAGATGGCGATGATTATTTAACTATTCGTGGCTATGTCTTTAACTTCCGCAACGATCTTGTCCCTGTAGACTTTAATGTCCGTGATAAGGGTGGTATTAAGTATTTCCAGGATGAAGATATTTCTAACGCGAACCCTATGTTAACTAATCTTTGGGGTAATATTATCTCAACAACAATTGAGACTAAGCAGGAAGTTGAATCTGCTTGGGGTGCTCCTAGTGTAAATGTTTCTACTAGAACTGTCCGTTCATGGGATATTGTTGGTTGCGCTGTAACTCAGATGGATCTTTGGGACGAAGATACAATTACTCAGGAAGAGTTTAAGGCGAAGATGCAAGCTCGTCAGGAACATCTTGCTGATGTGAAGCAGCGTCATGATGAATATCAGGCGAATAGGGGAGGCAATAGCTTTACTTCGGAACTTCCTTTTGATGAGAAGCCTAAGCAGAAAGCTACTCCAACTTCAATGGCTAATTTTGAATTCTAATTAATTAATTATTTAATTGTTTTAATTAATTAGAAAGGAGCACAAATGGCTATTGATATTTTAAAAATTCAACCACACGAAATCTCTAGAGATCTAAAGGGCTATACCGTGCTTTTCTATGGTCAACCCAAGTCAGGCAAGACAACAACTGCATCTAAATTCCCCAAAGCTCTTCTTCTAGGTTTTGAAATTGGTTACCTAGCTCTACCTAACGTTATGGCAACTCCTGTCACAAGATGGTCTGAGTTTAAGAATATTCTAAAGCAGCTTAAAAGCGATGAAGCGCATCAAATGTATGAAAACATTGTTGTAGATACCGCGGATATCGCTTATGATCTTTGCGAGAAGTATATCTGTCAACAGAATGATGTAGATAAAATTGCGGATGTACCTTATGGCGGAGGTTATGCTCAGGCTCGTCGAGAGTTTGATGAAGCTTTGAGGTCGATCCCGCAAATGGGCTATGGTCTAATTATGATTAGCCATGCTCAAGATAAAACTTTCAAGGACGAGAATGGAAATGAGTATAATCAAATTGTACCTACGTTGAGCAATAGTCCTCGACTTGTCGTTGATCGTATGGCAGATATTATCGGTTACGCGCATCCAATTCAAAATGAAGATGGAGAAGTAAAGACTATGCTCTTTATGCGCGGAACTCCTCGTTTTGTCGCTGGATCAAGATTTAGATTCACTCCTAATGTGATTGAATTTAATTACCAAAATCTTGTTGATGCTATTGGTGACGCCATCGATAAAGAAGCAGAAGCTAATAATGGACAGTTTGTTACTGATAAGAAAGCTGAAATTTATACTGAAGAAAAACCTGATTTTGATCAGCTAAAGACTGATTTTAGTACTCTTGTTAAGAAGATTCAAGGAGCTACTGGAGATAAGTTCTCAACTGTTTGGGCTCCTAAGATTGTAGAAATTACAAATCGAGTACTTGGTAAGGGTAAGCGAGTTAGTGACCTTACTCCTGATCAGGTAGAACTTCTTGAAGTATGTTATAATGAACTTGTTGAACAAGTAGGTAACGGACTATAATACCTTTTCTCTTGGGTCTACCTTTCTATCTGAAAGGTAGACCTTTTTTGTTTGACGACTTCTTTAAATTATGTTATAATTAATTAGAATATATTTTAAGGAGGTATAATGGCAAGATTAGCTCCGGTTAAATGTCTTTATTGCGGAGAAAGCTTTAGAAGAGAAGAAACTGAATATGTGCAGGTTTCCGCAAAAAGATATGCTCATAAAACTTGTGCAGAAAATCAAGGACAAATTGAAATAATTAAAAAACAAACTTTTGAATTAGCTTCTAAATGGTTAGGAGATAGTTTAAATATAGGAAAATATAATATACAATATAGACATTTTATTAAAGAAGGTAAGACTCCCGAAGAAATTTACCAAGCTTTAAAGTATTGGGTTGAAGTTCGTCAAGGTGGTCCAGAAAAAGCAAATGGTGGTATAGCTATTTTAGATTATGTATTTGGAGAAGCATACCAGTATTATAAAAATCAAGCTGAGAATAAAAAATTAAATAAAGATATTGATTATCAAGTTGTTAAACAAAATTTATCTGATTCGATCAAACTTACAATTAAACCAACTCCAATAGCAAAACCTAAAAGGCTAAAATTCTTTAAGTTAAATTAGGAGGGCTGATGTTGAAAAATTCAAAATATATTGATACGACTGCGGCGCTCCAAGTTATTGGATGCACAATTCAAAATCCTAATTTGTTAACAGAAGATGGTAGTCATTTTTATAACGAAGAAGATTTTACAAATGATTTACATAAAGTAGTTTTTGGTGCGATTTTTAATCTACATCAAATGGGGACTAATCACGTGACCCCGCAATCAATAGAAGACTATTTAAAGAATCGACCAAATAGTTATGGTATTTATTCAGCTAATAGAGGGAATGAATGGGTTGCGGAAATAGCTAGATCCGCGGATCTTGATAATTTTGAATATTATTATTCTCGAATGAAAAAGATGACTCTTCTTCGTGCATATGAAGAAGTAGGAGTAGATGTATCTTGGATATATAATCCAGATGATGTTTTTAATACTAAGTTACAAGAACATCAAGAAGATACTTTAGATAAATATAATTTAAATGAATTAGCAGATTTAATTGAAAATAAAATTTTAAATATTCGAGCTGAAAAAGTAGATAATTCAACAGATGAGAGTCGGTCTATTGGAGAAAATTTAGACTTATTATTTGAAAAACTAGAACAAGAACCTGATGTTGGTACTCCTTTATATGATAGTTTTTTTAATACGGTTTGTCGAGGAGCAAGGTTAGGATGTTATTATATTAGGAGCGCCGCAACTGGCGTGGGCAAAACAAGAACTATGATTGCGGATGCTTGTTATATTGCTTGTAATGAGATATACGATGTAAGATTGAATAAGTGGAAAAGCATTGGTATCAGTCAACCAGTATTATATATCAGCACAGAATTAGACTTAACAGAAGTTCAGACAATGGCATTAGCCTTTATCTCAGGAGTAGATGAAGGTAAAATATTAAATGGGCAGGTTCAATTTCATGAACGTGAACGGATTACTAAAGCGATTCAAGTTTTAAAAGATTCATTGTTATATGTTGTTGATATGCCAGATTATTCTTTAAAAGATGTAGAGAATTGTATTAAAAGAAATATTAGATTGAATGGTTGTCAGTTTATTTTCTTAGATTATTTACAATCAACGTTATCTATTTTAAGTGAAGTTAGCGGTAAAGCAGGTGTAAAAGGATTACGCGAAGATAATGTTCTGTTTTTGTTATCTGCAAAATTAAAGGATATTGCTAATCAATTTAATGTATTTGTATTAACAAGTACTCAGTTAAGCTCTGAGTGGAAAACAGATACGCAACCAGATCAGAATCTATTAAGAGGAGCAAAAGCTATTTCTGACCGAGCAGATCTTGGTGCGATTCTTCTTGATGTAACTCAACAAGACAAAGAAAAAATTGAAAACATAGTTCGAGATTTAGGTTGTGATGTTCCTAATACTAAATTAGCCGTATATAAAAACAGAAGAGGCGGTTTTGTTAGATGTTATCTTTGGCAAATAGCAAACAAAGCAACTTGTAGATTTGAAACTGTTTTTGTTACAAATTATAACTATGAATTAATTACAAATATTAGACCATTAGAAATAGAAGTGGGGGTGTAAATGATAACTTATAATAAAGACGAAGTTAAAGAGTCTTTGACAGATGAAGATGTATTTGATATTCTTGAATTAATCGGAGCAGAGCCGCAACTAGTAAATGATCATATTGAATGTTTAACAATTTGTCACGGCGGAGATAGCAGAAAACTATATTATTATTTTAATACACAGTTATTTAAATGTTGGACTCACTGCGATGAAACGATGGATATCTTTCAATTGATCATGAAAGTGAAGAATGTCGATTTAAATACTGCAATTTATTTTGTTGTTCAACAAGCTAACTTAACTTGGAAATTAAAAGATATATTTGATCCAATAGTAGAAGAAGATTGGAAGATATTAAAAAAGTATCAAGATATTTCTAATCTGCAAATAAAAGATAAACAAAAAATTGCTTTACCAGAAGTCGATAAAAAAGTTATTGAGCATTTCCCGCAACCGGTTATTGTTCCTTGGATGGAAGAAGGTATCTCTAAAGAAGTTTGTGATTATGCAGGTATTCGATATAATCCAATAGAAGGTGCAATAATTATTCCTCATTATGATGAGAATAATAGATTAATTGGTATCAGACAAAGAACATTAATTAAAGAGAATGAAAAATATGGGAAGTATCGTCCCGCAAGAATTAATGGAAAACTTTATAACTCTCCTCTTGGATTCAATTTATTTGGATTAAATTGGAGTAAAAATAATATTGAGCAAGCGAAAACCGCTATTGTTGTTGAAGCAGAAAAGTCAGTATTTAAAAGCATGACTTTTTTTGGTTTACAAAATAATTTATGCGTAGCTGTTTGCGGCAGCAGCATTAGTAATTATCAATTTGATTTACTTTTAGATTGCGGTATCAAAGAATTATGTATTGGTTTTGATAAAGATTTTCATGAACTTGGTGATGAAGATTATAAAAAATTAATTATTAAGTTAGAGAAATTAGGGAATAAATTTTCTTCTAAAGTTAATGTAAGTGTTCTATTTGACAAATTTGGAGTTTTAGGTTATAAAGAAAGTCCTTTAGATAGAACAAAAGATGTATTCTTACTTCTTTGGAGGAATAGAATAATGCTATAAGACAGGAGACGTCAATTGCAGTACAAATATATTAACGAAGAAAATTTAAAGTATATTGATAGTCCAGTTGAATATATACTAAATAATAGAAATATTAAATCAGAAGATCAATATCAATGGTTGAATGCGGGGTTCGAAAGTATTGAGCCTTGGACAAAATTAAATAACATGGAAAAGGCTGTAGATGTTTTATACAAAGTTATGCAAAACCATGAAGATATTTTAATTATTGTTGACGCGGACGCAGATGGTTTTTCTTCCGCGGCGATACTTATGAATTATATCTTTAATGTCGATGTAGTATATGCGGATCATCACGTTCATTATTTTATGCATAAAGAAAAAGAGCATGGACTTGCTGATTATTGTGAATATCTAGAGAAGGAAGAAATCAAACCTCCTGCTGCTTCAAATGTTACAACTATTTTTTGCCCAGACGCCGCAACCAATGACCATGATCAGATGATACTTTTACATGATAAATATGATATTAAGAATATCGTTATTCTAGATCACCACGAGGGGCAAGCCGCGCAATTAGATTATGTTATTACTGTTAATAACCAACTTAGTGATGACTATTGGAATAAAGGATTATCTGGAGCTGGTATTACTTGGCAGTTTTGTCGATGCTATGATGAAAAATTTAAATATAATTATGCAAATAAATTTATAGATTTAGCTGCACTAGGAATTCTTTCAGACGTAATGCCTTTTAATAATGTTGAAAATAAGGCTATCATTGATATTGGACTAAAGAATATTCAAAATCCTTTCTTTAAAGGAATGGCTGAAAAGAATAGTTTTTCAATGGAGAAAAAAGGTGGATGTACTTTTAATGGCGTAGCTTGGTATGTTACACCTTTTATTAATGCATGCGTCCGGTCAGGAACTCTCGAAGAAAGATTTTTGATTTTCGATGCTATGCTCGAGATAAATGCTAATGAATTAATTGCCAGTAACAAAAGGGGACATAAAGGAGAGCAAGTGCCTTTATGGGAAGAAGCTGTGCGAGTTGCCGCAAATGTAAAAGCAAGACAAAATAAAGAACAAGATTTATCTATGATGTTCTTGGAAGATTCTATTAAAGAAGATAAATTAACTGATAATAATTTTATTCTATGCTTATGCGCGCCTGGGGAAATATCTCCCGCAATTGCGGGGCTTGCTGCTACAAAGATAGCAAATGAGTATCAGCGGCCGGCTTTAGTTTTAACTTATGATAAAGAAACTAATTGTTATCGTGGGTCTGGAAGAAATAATAGTTATAGTTCAATTAATAATCTAAGAGAAATTATTGAAGAGAGTAATTTAGTAGAGTTTGCGCAGGGACATTCATCTGCTTTTGGATGTTCTATCCCCGTAGAAAACGTTCCTGATTTTATAAAATATTTAAATCAAAAACTTGAAGGCGTTAGTCATGAACCAACTTATTATGTTGATTATATTTGGACGATGTATGATATCGATAATGTAGCTATGTTAACTATTTTAACTATTGCAAATATGAAACAATGTTGGGGACAAGGAGTTTCAGAGCCTTATATTTGCATTGAAGATATAGATCTTAGTCGTTGTTCTGTTCAATTAATGGGAGCAAAAAAGAATACAGTAAAAATTGTTTTACCTTGTGGTGTTGAGATTATTAGATTCTTTACAGATGAAGATTTTTATAATGAACTAATTAAACCAAATAAAATCTTAACTGTTATTGGTACTTGTAGCGTTAATGAATGGAACGGTAATTGTAAACCACAAATTCTGTTAGAAGATTATGAGTTAAGAGAAGAGTGGATTTTCTAAGTTGACAGTAGTTAAAATATGTAGTATAATTATTACATAATATAGTTCTTAGATTTGATAAGGAGTAATATGTCAAATCATCGTACATCAATTCACAATCATAGTTATTATAGTAATTTACGTCTTTTAGATGCTTTATCTTCCCCTACTGCGATTGTAGATAAAGCGATTGAGTTAGGAATTGATATGATTGGGATTAGTGAACATGAATCCTTATCAAGTCATATCATTTTAAATAAGTATGCGCAAGAGTTAAAGAGTGATTATCCTAATTTTAAAGTTGCATTAGGAAATGAAATTTATTTAACTGAAACAAGAGATAGTAAACAAAGATATTATCACTTTCTTCTTTGTGCGAAAGATGCTCGTGGGCATGAAATGTTAAGAAAAATGTCCTCGATCGCATGGCTGAATAGTTATTTTGATCGAGGACTTCAAAGAGTTCCTCTGCTATATGATGAATTAGCTAGTGTTATTAAAGAGTATGGTAAAGGTCATTTGATTGCGTCAAGTGCTTGTATTGGATCTTTAATTGGTCAACAGCTTTTAGCAATGAAACAGGCTGAAAAAGTTGGAGATGATTTAGCTCGTAAGACAGCTCATGATCTAATTGTTAAACATGTTTTATTTTGTAAAGAACAATTTGAAGATGATTTTTATTTTGAAATAGCACCTGCAACTTATAAAGATCAGATTTTTGTTAATCAAAGAACACTTCAACTTTGTAATGTATTTGGAATTAAAGCTACGGTTCAAGATGACAGTCATCGTTTAACGCAGGAAGATTTTATCGCACACAAAGCATTATTAAATAGTAAACAAGGTGAGCGAGAAGATATTGATTCGTTTTATGGGTTTACGTATCTTCAATCATATGATGATATCCGTGAACATCTAGAGCCAGTTGGTTGTGATGTAGATCAACTTTTTGCCAATAGCATGGAAATGTATGATAAGGTAGAAGAATATTCTCTGTTACATAATCAGCAAGTGCCGCAGGTAGTAGTTCCAGATTTTCCAAAGCAGAAAAAAGAAAGTAAATATAACTTTTTAAATAAACTTTATAATAGCGATAATCCGCAGGAAAGATATTGGGTTAATTATTGTGTAGATAAGTTAAAGGAAAAAGGTCTTGATAATGATCAATATTTATCTGAGTTAGATAGCGAAGCGGATGTTCAGTTAACAATTGGTGAAGCTCTTGGAACTTGTATTTTTAGTTATCCAATTTTTCTTCAGCATTATTTTGACTTAATCTGGGAGTGCGGCGGCTGCATTGGGACTGGTCGTGGCAGTTCATCCGCGGGTCTTGATAATTATTTAATGAATCTAACTCAGTATGATCCTATTAAAGCAGGAGTAAATAATTATTTCCGTTATCTAAATAAAAGCAGGTATGAGTTACCAGATCTTGACTTTGACTTGCCGCCAACAATTAGACCTAAGTGGTTTGAAAAGATTAGGGAAGAACGAGGAGAGTTAGGTCTAGTTCAGATTTGTACCTTTTCAACTATGTCAAGTAAGGCAGCAATTCTTGCAGCTTGTAGAGGATATAGGACAGAGGATTTTCCTAATGGTATTGATGTTGATCAAGCTCAGTATTTAACTTCATTAGTTGGTCAACAGAGAGGTTTTACTTATACCATTACAGATATGATTGAAGGAAACCCAGAAAAAGATTTAAAGCCTAATAAAACTTTCTTGAATGCGGTTAATCAATATCCTGGACTTTTGAATATTATTAGGAAGCTAGAAGGTACAATTAGCAGTAGATCAATCCATGCATCGGGAATTGTATTTAACGAACCAGGGCAAGAGTATAGTCGAGGAGCAGTTATGACTGCTCCTGATGGAACAATCATTACTCAGTGGAGTCTTCATGATTCTGAAAGTGCAGGGTATGTTAAGATTGATTCTCTTGTTACAGATGTAATGGAAAAAATTACTCAATGTCTTTTAATGTTACAAGAAAAAAATGAAATAGATAAAGATCTATCTTTAAAGAATTTATATAATAAGTATCTACATCCAGATGTTCTACCATTAGAAGATCCTAAGATTTGGGATGCAATTGATAAGCTAGAAGTTTTAAATCTATTTCAGTTTGATACTCAAGTAGGTGGGCAAGCAGTAAAGAAGTTAAAGCCTCGATCAGTCCAAGAGCTAGCAGCTATTAATGCGTTAATTCGATTAATGGCACAGGAAAAGGGCGCGGAAACGCCTGTAGATAGATATTATCGTATTCAAAATAATCCTGATGAATGGTATGATGAAATGACAAGTGCGGGGCTCACGCAGGAAGAGCAGGATATTATTAAAGAATATTGTTCTTACAGTTATGGAACTTTGCCACTACAAGATGACTTAATGTTAATGATGATGGATGAAAGATTATTTGGCTTTGATCTAAAAACAACAAACGATGCGAGAAAAACAATTGGTAAGAAATTAATGAATAAGATTCCAGAGCTTCATAAGATAGTTCTTGAAAAAGCGAAGTCGCCCGCGCTAGGACATTATATTTGGGATGTTTTATTTAATGAACAAATGGGATATGCTTTTAATAAGGAACATACATATAGTTATTCATTGATTGCGGTCCAGTGTGCATATTTAGCAACTTATTTTAATCCTATCTATTGGAACACTGCATGTTTGCGGGTAGACGCAGGGCTTGAAGAAGATTCATCAACAAATTATAGTAAGGTTGCGAAAGCTATTGGTAATATGGTAAGCAAAGGAATTAAAGTATCTTTAATTGATATTAATCAATCACAATATATGTTTGAACCAGATTCAAAAAAGAATCAAATTATTTTTGGTATGAAAGGCTTAACTGGTATTAATGGAGAGATTATTGAAGAGATAATTAATAATCGTCCGTATGAGTCATTAGAAGATTTTCTAAATAAGGTTAAAGTAAATAAAACTCAAGCAGTTGCTTTAATTAAATCGGGAGCCTTTGATGAATTTGATGACAGAGAACAAATTATGCGAGATTATATTTGGATGGTTTGTGAACCTAAGAAGCGTTTAACGATGCAGAATTTTAATGGGTTAAATCAAAAAGGTTTATTACCTAATGAGTTAGATCTTCAAAAGAGAACTTTTGTTTTTAATAAAGCATTAAAAGAAGTTCAAAAAGGTGAGAATTTTATTATCAAAGATAATTATTATAGATTTTATGAAAAGTTTTTTAACATTGATTTACTCCAAGTTGATGATGATGGAGATTTAGTTATTGCTAAAACAGTATGGAAAAAACAGTATGATAAAACAATGGATGTTGCAAAGCAATATATTAAAGAACATGCAGAAGAACTTTTACGGCAATTGAATAATAGTTTGTTTAATGAAATGTGGGATAAGTATGCCAGCGGTAGTTTAGCAAAATGGGAAATGGATAGTCTTAGTTTTTATGCTTCACCGCACGAGCTTATTAATGTGAATCAATCTTTATATAATATTGTATCTTTTAATAGTTTATCAGAAGATCCTGAAATAGATTATATGTTTAAGCGGGGTGCCGCAAGTATTCCAATTTATAAAACTCATCGAATAATGGGAACGATTATTGCAAAAGACGATATGAAATCTTGCGTTAGTTTGTTAACAACAGACAGCGGTGTAGTTACTGTAAAGATGAGTAAAGATTTTTATGCTTCTCGTAAAAAGAAAATTTCTCAAATTGGAGAAGATGGAGATAAACATTATATTGAAGATAGTTTCTTTAAAAAGGGAACTCTTTGTGTTTGTAATGGATATCGAAGAGGAGATATGTTTTTCTTAAAGAGTTATAAGCGATCCAATAGTCATCAATTTTATAAAATAAATAAAGTACATAGTAATGGAACTATTGAGATGGAATATGCTAGAGCAGATGAATTAGAGGATTATAATGGGTAAAAAGAAAATAAGACAATATGTTAAAAAAATGTATAGAGAGATTGAGTTATGCCCTGGCTGTAAGACTCCAATGAAAAGAACAGGTATAGTTTATCCTGTACAGCCACCTCGTTATGGGTGGGAATGTCCTAAATGTAAAAGAGCAATAACTTCTTCCAATAGTGGAGAAATTCAATTTGTTTTAGGGAAGAAAAAGTATGTATGATTGGAAGGACATAATTCTTTGCGGGCCATCTGCCGCAGGCAAAGACACGGTGGCCCGCGCTGTTTATTCAGCTATATCAAAGACTGGGCGGAATTGTAATTTAGTTATTAGTAATACCACAAGGCCAATGCGGCAAGGCGAGAAACAAGATGTAGATTATCATTTTTGCGCGAACTTTAAAGAATTTGATAGCTATGATTATTTAGAACAGACAGTTTTTAGAGGCTGGCGATATGGCACACCGATTAATAATTTAAAAGAAAATTGTCAAAATATTCTAGTCTTAAATCCGAGTGGTATATATTCTGTTGTAAAAAAGTTAGATAACTTTACTATCTTTTATTTAACAGAAAATTTTTTTGTCAGATTAATGCGCTCAATAAAAAGAGAAAAAGGTTTTAATCTGCAAATGCTTAGAAGGGGTATTGCAGATTTTATTAACTTTAGAAAGTTTAAACGATTTTGTGAAAAGAATTATATTACTTGTTACAAAATTAAAAACAAAGACGTTGACTCTACGGTGCGCATAATCGGACATTTTTTTGCATTTTAGGATAAATGGAGTATGTTATTTTTTAAATATATATACTATTATAGCCTTAAACTAATTTATATAAAGGAGGACATATAATGTATGTAATAAAACGAAATGGTGATAGACAAAATTTTGACAAAGAAAGAATTTATAATGCTATTATCGCAGCTTTTTATGATGTAGATGGTGAAATTACAGAATATGCAGATTTAAAAGCTTGGAATATAGCAGATTATATTGAAAACTATACCGAGGAAAATGGTGGAGAAATCTCGGTTGAAAAATGTCAAGATCTTTGTGAACATGGATTAATGAGCACCCGCAGAAAAGATGTAGCTCAAAGCTTTATTCGTTATAGGTATGAGCATGAGCTCCGCAGACAGAATGAATTAAGTAAACTGTTTGCGGCGAAGCTTCTTTCTGAACAGATAGACAATCAAAATGCCAATGTAGATGAACACTCTTTTGGTGGAAGAATTGGTGAAGCAACATCTGTTATGTTAAAAGATTATGCTTTGAATCATTGTATGTCTAAGATGGCAAGAGATAATCATCTAAACAATGAAATCTATATCCATGACTTAGATCAATACGCTGTTGGTACTCATAATTGTTTATCTATACCATTTGATGATTTACTTGCTAATGGTTTTAACACACGTCAAACAGATGTACGTCCCGCAAACAGTATTAATACTGCTATGCAACTAGTAGCGGTTATTTTCCAACTACAATCGCTTCAGCAATTTGGCGGTGTGAGTGCTACTCATATTGACTGGACAATGGTTCCATATGTGCGGAAGAGTTTTTATAAGCATTATAAAGATGCTTGTATTTATATTGGTAATCTTTCAGAAGATGAAGCCGATACAATTATAGCTCATGCTATAAAAAAGGATTTCTCTATTGAGGATGATTATTTTAAAGAAGATCCTGCTATCTATAAATACGCAATGGATATGACTGTCAAGGAAACCCATCAAGCAGTAGAAGGTATGTATCATAATTTAAATACATTACAGTCTCGTAGCGGGAATCAGCTACCATTTACTTCAATTAATTATGGGACTTGTACTTTACCAGAAGGACGTATGGTTACTAAAGCTTTGTTAAATGTATCGATTGAAGGACTTGGTAAACTTCATAAAACTAGTATTTTCCCTTGTGGTATTTTCCAATGCATGACTGGTGTAAATCGTAAACCAGGAGATCCTAATTATGATCTATTCCAACTGGCTCTTAAATCTACTGCGCAAAGACTCTATCCAAATTATGCTAATGTAGATTGGTCTGGAAATGCGGGCTATGATGTCAACGATCCCCGCACTTATTTCTCAACTATGGGTTGCAGAACTGCGAATGGCTTTGATATTAATGGTTTTGGACAATTAAAAGATGGTCGAGGAAACATTTGCCCTGTTACTATTATTATGCCAACTTTAGCAATGGAAGTAAAAGAAAGTCTTAATCGAATCACTTATCCAGATGGATATGATAATCAATTGTTAATTGATACTTTTATGAAGAGATTAGATAAAAAGATCCATGAAGCTAAAGATATGTTGATTGAACGTTTTGATTGGATTTGCGCGCAAGATCCTAAGTCAGCATCCTTTATGTATGAAAATAATACGATGGCAGGATATATTCCAGAAGAAGGAATTCGTTCTGCTTTAAAACATGGAACAATTGTTATTGGCCAATTGGGTCTTGCGGAAACTCTTCAAATCCTTATTGGATGTGATCATACTGAAGAACGAGGAATGAAGCTTGCTAAGCAAATTGAACAATTATTCAAGGATCGCTGTACGGAGTTTAAGCAAGAATACAGCCTAAACTTTGGTGTGTATTATACCCCTGCTGAGAATCTATGCTATACAGCCATGAAGAAATTTAAAGCTTTATATGGTGAGATTCCTAATGTAAGTGACCATGATTATTTCACCAATAGTATCCATGTTCCTGTCTGGAAAGAAATTTCTCCATTTGAAAAGATTGACATTGAGAGTCAGTTAACAGGATACTCAAGCGCTGGTTGCATTACATACGTTGAGCTTGACGGAAGCGTAAAGAATAATATTGAAGCGCTTGAGACTTTAGTTAACTATGCAATGGATAAAGACATACCATATTTCGCTTTAAATGTTCCTAATGATACTTGTTTAGATTGTGGATATACAGATGAGTTTAATGATACTTGTCCTATGTGCGGCAGCCACAATATTCAGCAGCTAAGACGAGTGACAGGCTACTTAACAGGGAACTATAAGACGGCTTTTAATAATGGCAAAATTGCTGAAACAGAAGCTAGAATTAAGCATAGCCAGGTCAAACTATGAGATACGCAGATATTTTAAAATGTGATTGTGTAAATGGTTTAGGATGGGGTGTATCTTTATATACGCAAGGTTGTGATAAACATTGCGTTGGATGTTTCAATCCTGAGACTTGGGACTTTAAAGCCGGGAAAGAATTTACTGAAGAAACGCAACAAGCTATTTTACAATTACTCGATCAGCCGCACATAACTAGACTTTCTCTATTGGGAGGAGAACCATTAGCAAAACAAAATCGGCCACAACTTGCAAGATTCTTACTTAAGGAAGTTCGTTTTAGGCATCCTAAAATTAAGATCTGGGTTTGGACAGGTTATACTTGGGATCAGCTAATGAAAGAGTATGATCAACCAGATGAAGAGTATTATAAAGATTTAAGTGCGCAAGCACTAGCCGTTATTTTAGGAAGCGTTGATGTGCTTATTGATGGTCCTTTTATCCAAGAGGAGAAAGATATTACTCTCAAATGGCGCGGTAGCCGCAATCAAAGGGTAATAGATGTTCAACAAAGCTTTATACAAGATAAAATAGTTTTATATACAGAATAAAAAAAAAGGGAACTAACTTTTTTAGTTAGTTCCCTTTTTATTTTTTAGTACTTAATGTTATATTGAGAGTTGAACCTGTTACACTTACTGTGTTTAATCCAACAGTCTCTAACTCATTGTCGTCTTGCACTACCCAAGTTATGTGCGGATTATGCCATAATTCATAATCTATTGTACCTTCTTCTGCGGTGCTTAGCACATTATAATCCGCAGTAGTAATCATTATAGTTTTTTCGTTTAAAAAGTCAAACGAATCTTCAAAGTGTCCAAATAGATCAAAGTTTTCAGTATCGATAAAGATACTAGCGTCATTGCTTTCAGACTCTTCTTTGATTGCTTGATAACCACCAGTTGATGTAGCAATATCAATAGCCATTATTCACACACCTTCCATCTAGGGAGAGCGTCTTTAATTGCGGCGAACGCATTGGGATAAACTCCATTCTTATCAGTGAAGCCCGCACGCAATAAAGCAATTTCTGTATCTGGGTCTGCGGTTGTTCCCATAGCTTCCATGATACTACGAGCTTCTGTGTCTCTAATATAATAAGTTGTTGTTATACCATCTTGTGTTAATTTGATAGTATCAATGTCTGCCATGTTAACTCCTTTTTACTCAGTACAAATATGCCATCGAGGGAGCGCCGCACTTAAAGCGTCAGCCGCACTCGAATAAGATCCTTCAGAAAAGAAACCTTGCTTAGCCTCTTGGAAAAAAGTATTGGCTTCTTCTTCTGTTTTTGATTGTATTGCTCCAACCATATTGCGTAGTACTCTATCTTTTAATTGATATTTTATTGATTCACCTGTTAAAGTACTACCATAAATAAGATTATCTATGTAGTCCATTATAATTCCTCATTAGTAAGAATAATTAAACTATGTCTATTGGCTGTGATATATGCGGGATGTATATATCCTATTTCACCATCTGGAATATAATAAGTTTGTCTAACTTTTTTTTGCTTTTCTTCTGATAAAAGATTATAATTGTTTTCTTCAATTAATGTTCTATTTTCACCAAAAGGCATGAAGGTATCAGAAAATTTTCCATACATTCTTAAAGCATCTTTAGAAAATAATATACCGTTATTTGCATAGGTATAATCTAATTTTTGTAAAGCTTTATCTATTCCTTGATAAAAATTTAAAGGCATATAATCACCTTATTCTGGATGAGAATTGGGCGGTTCTGTTGGCAAAGCAAGTATTTTTTCTTTGATGTTGTCGATGATACCATTACCGCCTTTATCTTTATAAGCTTCAAACATTTCATGGTAGACTGCGCGGTCATCAAGATCATAGTAACCTTGTTTTATACATTTTTTATATTCTTCAAGAAGCATTAAACGAGCCATAGCTAGCTGCAACTTGTCATTTTTCTTTGTGTTTTCAATTAATTCTTTTTCTTCTTGCTCTTTGCGGATACGATATTTTTTGTTACTGTAATTTGTAAATAACTGTATAATAGCAACAATAACTGCGGGAGATGCAGATATTAATGCGATAGTTATAGAAGTCATTGGATCCATTCATACCTTCTCTCTTTTCAGGTCTAGTCCTATTCTATATAAAAAGCAAGTGTTCACTTTTATTTTACTCTGTCCAAGTATTTTATTTTGACAATTAATAGATTTTATTATATAATATGTTTGTAAGATAAATACGAAAGGAGTAATAATGGACTTGCTTTCTGCAGATAAATACTCTCTTTGCTGTGCGGAGAGAGCAAATTGGCCGGCAATGAAAATGGAAAAAAGAGAGAACACGAAGGATGAAATTTGGGATTGGGCATATCCAAAGCTAGAAACATCAACTGATTATTTTATGCTACTGTGTCGAGAAAAGAACGATTATACTGTATTTGAATGCACTAATAAGTACAATGGTGTAGATGTTCTTGCAACTAGCTTTGTAAAAGAAGTAGCAAGTGTGCTTGATAGTCGTGGGCATTGGATTGCGGCAGACTATGATGAGGAGAATGACGTTTGGCAACTGTGGGTTAATCTTGGCGGGGTAGCCAATGCTTATATTTTATTTGATGCGAGAGGATTTGTGATTCCATGCTAAAGAGTGAAATTATTGTTTATCCAACTACTACGTATATTGTGATTATGGTTCATACCCCAGATGAGGATCTTCATTTTTCAAGTTTCTTTTCTGAGCTAAATAAGACGATTCAAGAACTAGTGCGGCAGTACGACGCTGATGTTGTCCTAGTTAATAACCTAAGCAAGATCAGTGATAAGGTGTTCCGCAAACTCTCAGAAGATAAGAATATTTCTTGTCCGGTTAAGATGCTAGGAGGAAAGTAATGGTATCGAAAGCTTTAGTGTCTACTGTAGAAAGCTATCGCCTTGAAACTGAAGATGATGTTAATCGTTTTAAGCAAGAGCAGCGGGAAGAAGCAGATCGAATTGGTTATGTAATTAACACTTTTAATATTTCACTCAAGGAGCGGAAGAGTAAGGGTGAAGTAGTTGAGAGTTGGTATATAGTTAGTATTAAAAAGATCTTTGAAGATCCAAAAGATATCGTTCGTTATATTGAAGATATCAGTTATAATTTTGAAAAGGAGTTTTAATGTCTGCATATACTATTAATGGAGCAGTAGATATTCCAATTAAATATCATGGCAGTCCTGCACTCGAGCAGGTTAAAGAAGGTGGATGTGTCGATCTTTATAGCAGGGATGAGCTTACTCTGCATAAGGGTGAATGGGGTTTTATGAATCTTGGTGTAGCGATGGAGCTGCCAAAGGGATTTGATGCGCTCATCCTGCCGAGGTCAAGTACGTTTAAGCGTTACGGTATTCTTCTAACCAATAGCGTCGGTTATATTGATAATGCTTATAATGGTAATGATGATGTATGGCTTGTCTGCGTTTATGCGACTAGAGACATTACTATTCCTGCGGGAACTCGTTGTTTCCAATTTAGATTAATTCCAACTCAGCCTATCATTCATTTTCAAACAACAGATGATCTTCATAATGAAGCACGTGGAGGTTTTGGATCAACAGGTCTTTAATACGAAAGGACTGCTAATAAATGAGCTGTCAATTTTGTAGTGGAAGTAAAGATGCTCTTCTCCCTACCGTAGGAGGAGTAGGAAGATTTTATTTAGCTGGATATGAAACTTGTGATGATCAAGGTTGGAGTATTACTGTGCCTTGTATTCGATATGAAGCAGAAGATATGATTTTTGACCATCCGATTAATATTGAAGATCATGTTTTAATTCATTATTGTCCAATGTGCGGTAGAAAGTTTTAATAATAATTGATTTTAGGAGACAAGTATGAACTTTAAAGAAGTTTTTAATAGTCTTAAAGATAAGTATGCAGTAATTACCGTAAAAGATGCTAGCGATGAGAAGCTTTTAAAGATTTATCAGACAACTCGTAGAGATGAATTTGAAACTCCTTATGATGATTTGCTCGTAACAACAGTAATAAATGAAGACGGTGATCCTGTAATTTATGTTTTAACTGATAACTAAATAGGACATAACAAAGTAATAGATACCTCCTAAAATTAAAAATATCTTAGGATATTAAAATAATTTTAGGAGGTATAATGCTTTTTGTAGCCCTGGATCAAAGTAGTAAAGTAAGCGGATATTGCGTATTTGATGATGATCGTTTAATTGATTATGGTCATATAAGCTCGCCCGCAAATCATCCGATAGAAAAGAGACTATTAAAACTCACCGATCTATTGGATGAATTACTACAGAAATATCATTTTGATAGACTTGTATTTGAAGATATACAAGAACAAAATGGTAATGTTAAAACTTTTAAAGTTTTAGCTCAGGTTCAGGGCGCTATTTTGTTATGGTGTGTTAATAATAAAATGGATTATGAGATTGTACCTCCAATGGTTTGGCGTAAAAATGTGAAGGATACATATGGTGTCGCTTTTGGAAAGCTTAGAGCTGAACAGAAAAAAGCTTCAATGGATTTTGTAAAAGAACATTATCATATCGAAGCTACTGAAGATGAAAGCGACGCAATTTGTATTGGTACTAGTTTAATATCTAAAAAAGTTAGTGCTTGGTAATTTTTAATATTAAGGAGGGAAAATGGCTTATTCTGTTTTAAGTAATAAAGAAAAGCCTGTTTATGTAGCAGATTCTACTTCAGATTTAAATACTTTAGCTCAAACAAATCCTCCAATGGGAACCTCTTGCTTAGTACTATCAAATGGTGAAGTGTATATTATTAATTCAAATGGGCAGTGGGCTCCTCTTCTCGGAAGTAATAGTGGAGGATCTTCTTCTTCTCCTCCATATTCTAATAATAATTTTAAAGGGACTGAAAGTGGTACTAATATTACATTAGATGATGTGGTTGTAGGAACTAGCTTAGCAGGATTAACTATTTATGGTTGCTGTAGTCAAACTGGAACTCCATCTGCAAGTAATCCAATAGCAATTAAGAGTATCGCAAATATAAGTTTAGAAATAAGTGGTGCAGATATTAATAATTCTATTTCTGTTCCTTTAACATTAATAGATAATAAAGGTGTTGTTCATTTATTACAAAGTGTTCCAAATGGAAAACGTGATGAATTAATAATAGATGAAAATGGTTCAGGTATACTTTATGAACGCGCGGCAAAGCGTACAATTACTAGCGTAGGAACGATGGTTACAAATGGAAATCAAAAATCTGCATTATTAACTTTTGATTCATCTATTCCTTTATGGGATAGTGCGGAAGCCATGCGAGCAGAAACAAATACAACAGATGCTATTATAGGTTATTGTTCTAAGTGCGCGTCTGATAAAAATGGACTATATGTTGGCACCACACAAACTGGATTTTATGCTTATGCGGGATCTAGTGCTACACAAGCAACATTTGATGCATTGGTTGGGGCAACTGTTGTAATGCGGAAACCAGTGGAAACATTTATGATTCCTAGTATTACTATGCCAATGTTTTCAGAAGTTCCATCTACAGTACAAGTTGTCGCAACTGATGAAAATAATACAAGTATTGATGCTAATATAGTTATTTCTTATTATCGAGATATTAATCTTGCTATTAATAATCTTGAAGAAGCAATAGCTGATATTGTAAGTAAATCATAAGGAGGATTAAAATGATTGTTAGCGAAGCCCGCAGACGGATTGTATTTAAAACTATTCGATCTGCTATTCTTAAAGGTCAAGAAGTTGAATATTGGACTATGAGAATGTATGAACAATTAGAAGCAGGAGTGCTAACAGACGAACAGGTTGCAGAGCTTGAAGAATTAATTGAACAAATTTATGATAGTCAGGATAAAGACGAGAGTGATTTATAATGAGTTACTCTGTTCTAGGAAATAGAAAATTCAGTGAAAAGCCTGGGTATGTTGCAGATAATAATAATGATTTAATTGAATTATTAAAAACTAATCCTCCTATGGGAACTAGTTGTTTATTACTTACAGATGGAAAAATTTATATTTTAAATTCTAATCAGCAATGGATACCAATAAAATTGTCTGCATTAGATTTTCTTAATTAATTAGAGAAAGAAGGAGTTATGCCATACGGGTATCCAAATCAAAATTGGAATTATAATAATCCAAATATGCCTAATCCAACTTGGACACAAAATCAAGTCCCACAATCAGCAGTTCATATAGCTGAAGTATATGGAAAAGATGGTGCGCAAGCTTATAGTATTCCACCTGGGTCTTCTATTCTTTTACTAGATAAAACGGATTCTGTTGTATGGTTAAAAACAACTGATGACGGTGGTTTTCCTACTCTAAATAAATTTTATATTACACCAGCAGAAGAAGTTGAACAAGCTCAACAACAAAATCAATATCATATTTTAGAAAATCGTCTTGCAACTATAGAACAACAATATAATCAGTTACAAGATCAGTATCGACAGATAGAGGAGAAGATTAATAATGGTAAATCCTATTCTTCAAGCTATGCAGGAAAGAATAACTCCAACTCCAACTCCAACAGGCAGCAACAATCCAATAGCGCAAGCTCTTAATTTAGTAATGAATAGCGGCAACCCGCAACAAATGGTGATGAACATGCTTCAATCAAATCCCAATGTTGCGGCAATGGTTAATCAAGCTGCGCAAGCAGGACAAAGTTATAAGGATTTATTCTATGCAGCTGCAAAAGCTAAGGGAGTTGATCCAAATCAGATTCTTAGCCAGCTAAGATAAAATTGGACATAATTAAATAATTTGATTGACTTGTCTTTCAGATATATAAGGATTAAGTTAAATTGAGATTCTTGTAAAGGAATCTCCTTATCTGAAAGGCAGGTCCGGATATGGATACTTCCAATGGTATGTCAGCTTCTGATGTTGCTTTACTTACTGATCGTCATGGTGGTGACTGGGCTAGTAATTCATTTATGTGGATTTTTGCTCTTCTCATTCTTGCAAATGGCGGCTTTGGTGCCTGGGGCAATAATGGTTTTGCTAATGCTATCGGTTATGAAAATTTAGCTACTTCCGCTGAGGTTCAGCGTGGATTTGACAATCAAAATTCCATGGCTAATCAGCGTGAAATCCTTTCGGCTGTCAATTCTGGTACGGCTCAAGCGGTTGCCGCAACTAATCAAACTTTCCATGATACTGTTCAGTATATTGGGGATAAGTATGCGGAACTTGATCGTGACGTTCTAGGTGTTAATTCTGCTATCCAACAATCAATTGCTAATCAGAATGAATGCTGCTGCAGTACTAAGATGCTACTGCAAGAAATTGCCGCAAACATTAACGCGGGCATCGCGCAGAATCGTTATGATGCCGCAATGAGTGCTATGGCAACCCAGAACGCTATTGAGGGTCTTGGTAACAGGCTTGAACGCAAGATGGATCAGAATGAAATTACCAATCTGCGCGATCGCGTTGGTCAGCTCGAACTTCGAGAAGCAACATCAAATGTAGTAAGATATCCTAATGGTTACACTTACAATGCTGGCCCCTCTCCTTTCTGTGGTAACAATGGTTGTGGATATAACAATATTTAAAAATAAGTCATATTTGACTGGGGGTATATAATTATGTCTTGTAAATCTGCATTATATTGTATTAATACTAATAGTCCAACATTACAAGATGGAGCTAGTATTCCTGTTGGCATGACTGTTAGAC